TGATCCCGAGCAAATATTGAAGCGTGTAGGAGAGCGGGGAGGTTGGGGCCAAGAGGATCTGGAGCGGCTGGCTAGCATCAGCAAGGCTGATTACGTCTCCATCTTTAAGCGACTGCGTGGTTCTGAGCTGAGGACTATCGTGGCAGGCGGTCTGATTTTTCGCGACCTCTCGAATGCCGACGAGCGAATAAGGTCGATCGGCGAGATGGTCGAGGGTGCTCTACGTCAGATTGCGGCGGAAAGTGGGATGAACGCGAAGCGGGTCACGAACTTCGGTGTGCAGATTGAGGAATCCGATGCGGCGAGGAATGCAACTGAAGCCTCTCCGCGAGAAAACTGAAAGATTTGCCGGCGTCTCATCGGTCAGGGTTCGGCGGAGACACCCCAGCGCTCAACAGCAAATTAGCTAAGCTAGCGTCCGCAAGTCCCGACTGATGTCCTGTTGCAAGCGAAACGCATAAATCGGCTTCATCGGTTGTGGCACTGTGGCCCAATCTGGCTCCGACGCGGACTTTATTCTGAGCGAGGATCCGAGGGGAGCTTACCATTGGGGGCGCATCTTCGTGCCACAGACTTCACATGAGGGTGGGCAGAACGCCGAGGCCGCCATCGATCTCGACCTCGACCACTTCGCCCGGCTTCATCCACATGGGCGGCTTACGCACGGGATCCCCAGCTCGCGCGATCGCGCCGGTTCGCGGGCTCGGGATGAGATCCGCCCTGGAAGTCTGGTTCGCACGTGACTCCTCGCTGGAGGGAAATGGATTCGAACTCTCGGTCCGCCCGCCATGGCGAGATCAGGTGGCGCGCCGTGTCACTCGACATCCGGCGGAGTATGAGACACGGAAGCAGGCGTCGTGGTCGACCGCGCTTTCTCCTGCTCGGCGAGCCATTCCATGGAGCCGGGGGCCCATATGGGTGGGACGGGTTGCGGTTCGCCGCGCTGCTCGGCCGCTTGCACGCGCTGGCGCGTGAGCTCGTAGAAGCCCCAGCTGTTCATTCGGGGATTGAGCATTTCCAAGGCTCCGCTGCAAGCGTCGACCTCGTCGTCATGGGCGAGATCGGGGAAGCCTTCGAGAACCCGAAACAGCTCCTCGTTCCACGAGCCGCGCCGGATCTTTACATTACCGGCGCGGCACTGCGAACTGAACGGTCCGAACCTGGTGAGCTTGTCGCCACTCTCCGGGGCCGGCGTCACGGTGAAGCCGCTGAGCGCGCGCACGAGATGGAAGGCCTGGGTCTTGCCGGCCTGCCCCGGATCCTTGCCGAAGCCGATGTGGACCCGGTTACCGTCCTGCGTGGCGGTATTGAGCAGCAACCGGTCGACGTCGCCCGGGTTGGCCCGCCCGCGCACCATATCGAGGAGCCAGTAGCCGCCGTTCGTGTCGCGGCCGAGCTTGATGCCGACCGTCCAATCGGGGTCATTGAACTCGGTCTTTTCGGTGGCGGCGAGATCCCAATAACGGACCACGTCGAGGTCGGCCGGGACCTCGTCGACGACGGCGCACCACTCGCGCTTGAAATAGAGCCCGGCGGCCGGCCGGATCTTCCAATTGCCGCCCAGCAGCCGCTCGCGCTCGAGCAGCGGCAGTGACAGCAGCCAAGTGAAATATTCGGGGTTGACCCGCAGCAGAGCCGGGTTGTCGAACACCGTCGCCGGGACGAAGGTGACGCTGATCGGCCGCGGCGGATCGATGCCCGGCGGCAGATCCTCCGATTGCGGCAGGTGTTGCATCAAATCTTCGGGCCGATCGCTCCACTCGATTTTGTCCGCAACGCGAATGTAATAGCGCAGCACCCCGGCCCGCTCGGGGATTGGCAGCCCGCTCTCCGGGTCGATCCACCACGCCAGGAAGCCAGCGACCCAACTGTCGGCGTCTGGGTTGCAGGTCGCACGGATGTAAGGCCGGACGCCGCAGGTCGAGCGGTTGCGGCTGACCATGTAAAAGAACTGATGCGCCGTGAAATGGGTCAGTTCGTCGAAACAGATCAAGGCAATCTGAGCCCCCTGCCAGTCATAGACCGTGCTGTCGAACTGCAGGTGGGTGAACTTGATCTTGCCGCCGCGTGACCAGCGCCATTCGCGCGCTCCGAGACGCGAGCTCCCACCGAGCTGCGGATAGAAGTTTTGGCTCTCATCCCACAACCCGCCGGGGTTGGTGATCTGCGGCGTCGTGCGCCGGAAGAATACCGCGGTGAAATTGGCGATCCGACCGACGTGGCGCAACGGCTCCAGGATTAGCCCGACCGTTTTTCCGCCGCCTGCCGCGCCGCCATAGATGCAGATGTCGGCAGGGCTTCGCAGAAACTCGGTCTGTGGTCCGGGCTGTCCGCAGATCGTTGCTGTGGATGATGACATCATGTTACGCGCCTCGCGTCGGGCATCTCTCGGGAGGAAGCGGTTGACCAGCGCTATCGGGGAGAGTGCCCAGGCGTTTTCGGTCTGCACGGGTGCCGCTTCCAATTCAGGCTGGCTGCCGTCGCGGTTTTGTGCCGAAGTATCTCTCTTGTGCCGCTCGCAGCGCCTCGGTCAGTCCGGGATCCCGGCTGTTATCCGGCAAGACGAGAACCACCGGTGCATTCGCCTCGCCGTCGCCCGAAGCTGGGACCTCCGATGGCTTCCGCTCCCGCCAATGCGCCCTCGTCTTCAGCCAGAAAATGATCGCCGCGATATTGCCGCCCTTGGCGGCAGCGAACAAAAAGCCGCACATCGTCGCATTGGCCTCGGCCACGCCGCGATCGAGGTCAGCACGAAACCGCTTGCGCAGCGTCTTCGGCGCGCAGCCGATGATCTTGGCGATGTCGTCCTGAGGGACACCGACACCCGCCAAATAACGCACCCTCTCACGCATCGCATCATTCACAGCAAATGCTTTTCTAGCCATGTGCCGTTCCTGATTGATCGTGGTCCGGCCTTTGGGCGCGCTCGTCGAATAGTTGACCGGAGGATTGATGCATCGCGGCGCGTCCGGTGAAGATCTGCCACCGTTTCACCGCCACATCGACATAAGCGGGGTGGAGCTCGACCCCGCAGCAGATGCGGCCGGTCATTTCGGCCGCGATCAGGCTGGTGCCCGAGCCGAGAAACGGATCATAGATCGCCTGGCCGGGCCGGCTGTTGTTGACGATCGGGCGGCGCATGCATTCGACCGGCTTCTGGGTGCCGTGCCCCCAGCTCTGCTCGCGCTGTGGGCTGCCGAAAGGGTTGTTGTTGGCGATCTCCCAGACTGTCGTCTGCGTGCGGTCACCCGTCCAGCGGCTGGCCTTGCCCTCGCGCACCGCGTACCAGCAGGTTTCGTGCTTCCAGTGATAATCGCCGCGGCTCAAGGTGAAGTGTTGCTTGCTCCAGATAAGCTGGGCGCGCAGCTGCAACCCGCAGGCGGCCAGACCGGCGGCGACGACATCGCCGTGCAGAGCCCCGTGCCAGACATACGCGACGTCACCGGGGAACAACGCATACGCCTCACGCCAGTCGGCGCGATCATCGTTGAGCACCTTACCCCGCGCGAGTTTGCCGGCACCGAGGCCGCGGCGCGCCCGCCAGGATGGATCGTACTCGACCCCGTAAGGCGGATCGGCGATCATCAGGTGAGGCTGCGGCCCCGCGAGCACCGCCGCGACATCGGCCTCGCTCGTGCTATCGCCGCAGCCAACCCGATGCGTGCCCAACAGCCATATGTCGCCGAGCCGCGAGACCGGTTGACCGCAGACTTCCGGGACGCTGTCCGGATCGGTCAGACCGCTCGTCCCCAAACCGGCCAGGATGGCTTCGAGCTCATCCGGCTCGAAGCCGATCACGCTGAGATCAAAATCGGCGAACTCGAGCGCCTTCAGTTCGTCACGCAGCAGATCGGGGTCCCAGCTCGCGCGCGCCGCCAGTTGATTGTCGGCCAGCCGATAGGCACGCTTCTCCTCCTCGTTCCAACCCCTTGTAACAATTACCGGGATGGATTTGAGCTTCAGTATGATCGCCGCAGCGACCCGCGCATGCCCGGCGACCGGCACGCCGTGCTCGTCGACCAGCACGGGCATTGTCCATCCCCATTTGACGATGGAGGCGGCGATTTTGCTGAGATCAGCCTCGCTATGAAGCCGGGGATTGTTCGCGTAGGGTCTCAGCCGCTCGATTGGCCAGCGCTCGACCTGGTCGGCCGGCCACGGACGCGTCGGCCCCGAATCCGCGGGCTCTGGTTTTGTCGACAGCATTCTTCACCTCCGCAACGGCAATGCCTTCTGGCGTCACCTGGTGCGGAAGAGTTGTATGCGTCGCGGTCGGTGAAACAGGGTTAGATGGTTTTACTCGCCGGAGCTTTCATTCGGAGGTTTCCCGATCCGTCAACGCGCTCTCGGACCGTGCTTGCCGCGCCCCCTCTTGCAAGAGGGATCCAGCTCGGCCCACGCCTGACGGAAGGCTTCAAGATAGGCGTTGGGCACCTCGGCCATGCACCGCCGCTGTGCTTCGAGTTTGGTGAGCGGCGCCTCAGGGGTCGTGATCCCCCGCAGATGGCGCAGGATTGCACCGGAAACAGCGGCTGTTTTTGAGTTTCGCGCGGGCCAAGCGCGAATCACATCCGCACGCAAAAACTGCGGCGATCCCCAAACCAGGATATCGCGTGATCGCGACCATAATCCCACCGGCGCAACCCGATGGCCCGGGACGATCCGGAATTCCAGGTCGTTCAGCGCAGTCAGCGGAACCGGGATTTGCTCATTGCAATTCCTGTCGCATCTGGTCGCCGTCATCTGCACCCGACCGCTGTGCACCTTCCTGAGCACGCCGTCCAGATTTTGGAGCGACGGTCTCCCATCGCCCTGGAGTGCAGCCGGCTCCAAATCAGCACCGAAAGGCCCCGGAGGGGAACGGATAATCCTTCGCACCCTCATCCCGGAAAGGGCCAGAGCCATCCTGTCCTCATCACTCCAGTCCCACATGGCTGCAACGTGTTGCTCATCCCGCGTGCAAATCCACCTTAGAGTTTCGAGAAGGTCCCAGTAGGTCTTTCGGTCCACGTCACTCGTCATCGCAGCGTCCCAGTACGCCCCCATATTCGAAGAATTTACTACAAATTGACAAACGGCTGGTATCGGTAAATCAAGTGTGCCGTCGACCTCGAAATTTGAAACTCCGACTTCAGCATGGGTGCTTGAGGGCCTCCTTTTCTGTAGATGGGAAATCCACCGGCTGCTGTGGACCGGCGAACCACACTTGGTCCAGTTCCTGATCGGCGGGATAGGAGGTCTAGAGGGTCGGCTCAAATCGCTCGGTCGTTCGTCGATGGAGATCGCATGGCGGGCCGCCTGAACATCCGGGTGTAGGCTGGCGTCCAGAAAGCCGTAGATTGGCGAGTGGCACCTCAGAGATAAGTCACTGGGAGCGCGAGCCCGCCAACGGTATCTAAGAGCGCCCTTGCCGAGATACCGTTTTGATTGTGGCGCTTGGTCGCGCTCGTCGTCTCTCAAGTTCTATGGGAAACGGCGGACCGAGCCCCCAGATCACGGTAGATTGCGCGTCGGCGTATGGGTCCGTAAACCATTGAAGACGATGAGGTTTTTAGCAGAATTGCCGTGTAGCGTGGTGGAGCTGGCTTTTTTATAGACGGTAAATTCACGGGCGCAGTCGCGCCCCATCGCCGAAAAGCCACGTGGGAACAGATTGTTAGGGCCCGAGACGGAGCTGACCCCGCCTGGGGGAAAAGGTGCCGTTTCCGGCGAAATTCCAACGCGAAACAGCGTTTTATCATCTCGGAATCACCCACTGACCGCCGAAATCGCACCTTCATTTGCAGGCCACTGGAACTTCATTTTTCAGAGACGGGTTCGCTCGAGACTCCCTCCTCCAGCGAAGAGTCACCAACGAACCGGGCTTGGCGAGCTCCGCCCGACGTTGGAATCTAAAAATCAAAATCGCCTGACTGGATTCGATACGATAGGCGGTGGCGGCGCTGAACCCGGCTTTGGCCGCGGCAACGGTCGGCGTCTCGGTTCGGCGGAAACTCATATACAGCCTCGCATTGCCTCGCCTGAAATATTCCCGGAAGCTGAGATGTTGCCTCATCTGATTTGCTCCCGAGATCGTCTGGTTTCTCGGTGGACTCGCCTTGATCGCCGCTGCAAACTGGTTCGAGCGGGACGCCAGGCTCGCAACTGGCCTATTCGTTGGCGGCTGCTACTTGTATGGCGCTCTCGGCAACCTTTGGGGGACGCGCGGTCGTCATCCTGGCTGGATGCTCATCGCAGCTGCGCTCATTCTGATCGTTTTCGGCGTCAGCAAATCCGGCGGCTGAGGCGCCCTTGGCTAGGTCCCGAAATGGGTC